TAATATTATACACAACTCGTGGTGTCAGTGTCACTTATATACTTGACTTAACTCCGATAAGTCCGTTAACTCCGATGGAGATAACTATAAATACTGACATCACCCCCCTCGTGCTCTGTAAGCAAAATGGCCTATGCAACTCGTCGTCGTTATTCTAGGCGATCTTATCGTCGTCGCTCCACGCGGAGCTCCACTCGCACCCCTAGACGTACTACGTCACGCTACCGAAGGAAGACACCCGTCCGAAGGATGGTTTCAAAGAGAAGGATTCTCAATATCTCGTCCAGGAAGAAGCAGGACAACATGGCCTCGTGGGCTCAAAACTCCGATGGAACGGGAGGAGTGTCCGGTGGGGTGAATTTTGTTGCACTTGGTGTTAACAACATTACTGCCTTCGCTTGGTGTGCAACTGCACGTGACCGTGTGTCACAGAATGGAGACAACACTGCAGTGTCTGTGCGCAGCTCAGATCTCGTTTACATGCGTGGTCTGAAGGAACGTATGACCATCATGACTGACTCACAAATGTCCTGGAGATGGCGCCGTATATGTTTCACCGTCAAGGGCCAGATCGGTCTAGGCGTGGTCGTATTACAAACCTCTGCGGGGTATGCTCGCTTAATGCGACCTCTTTCGTCCACCGAATTCCTCAACATGAGGTCATTCCTCTTCCGTGGAGCCATTGGCCAAGACAATCTCACACCGATGAACGCCAAAGTGGATACGAACAGGGTCACGCTGAAGAGTGACGTCACTCGTGTCCTCAACTCGCAGAATGATGCAGGCCGGTTTTTCCGGACAAACAACTGGTACCCCATGAATCACAATCTCATGTACTCTAATGATGAGGTTGGAGAGGGTACAACTGGCGATGAATTTTCTACTACGGGACGTGCTGGAATGGGAGACTATTACATTGTCGATCTATTTGAGAGTGTAACTGCAGATACTGCCAGCCATCTTAGAGTGGAGCCCCAGGCTACTCTGTACTGGCATGAGAAATAAGAGGATAATCCTCTGGTACTGTAACGAAAATACAATTTGCCTCCAGCCATGGAACATCTGCATCAGGGTCCTCTCGAGGATCTCTGTTGTTGGTCCAAATGCATGGTCTGCCCCAATCAAAACTCATCTTGCCCTTATACTTGTCTGTGACTGTGAATGTATCTTGAGCTCCCAACCAGAATTTCCAAGTGGGGAAGAATTTCAAAGCAGGCATATCATCAAAGATAGCGTACTTGATGTCGTCACAGTCATAACTCAGCTGACTCATGTCGAAGTTTCCTCCAAAGAAATAGTGGGCGCCAAGGGATCTCGCCCAGGTAGTCTTTCCTGTTCGGGAAGGTCCAACCAATACAAGAGATCTAGGTCTAAACAAGTTAGCGTTGCTTAGTCAGCAATTAGTCAGCACTGAATTTAACCGCCGGAGGCCCCCTAGCTGAGAGTCTATTCCAGCGCCCTCGAGCCAGGGAGGGGCGAAGGGGGAGAGGGGCCCCCCGGAGGGAGGGAGTACCTCCCTGAGGGGCCCCCCCGCAGCGACGGGCAAGATAATTTAGAAAAGTACTAACCGTCCACCACGTCTTCCCAGATAAGACGCGCACCAATCAGAGAGTTCCGGATAAGGTCCAAGCTCCCATTCCAATGTGTCATCACACACGTAATCAAGGGGAGAGCGGATGGCCTTCGACTCGGCAATAGCGCGTACCTGGAAGTAGTATCTCCCGAGGAGGCTAACACCAGACTCTCGAGCGCTGCGTAGAGTCTCGTCTTTTGTCTCTGCATCAAAGACAGCCGTCCAGAACTCATCATTGTTCTTGGAAGTTCCCTTCCCCTCATCTGGAGGTTCAAGGCCTCCTCCACAGATATCCCCATCCTTGCAAGCATAGTCGTACATCGCGCGAGGAGTCTTGCGGCCTCGGAGAATGTTCGGATGATAAGAGTCGATATCAAATACTCGGGGGTTCCTCGACTGGAATTTCCGATCGAACATGAAAAAAGCGTGGTAATGAGTTCCACCGTCGTCATGAAGCTCTCGTCCAACGATACACTCGGCTCCCAAGTTCGATAGATGTTCAACAATTCGGAATGGGTCGAGCCCATCGGACTGAGCGTAGGTGAGCAGTCCATATTTAGCGGCAAAGCGAAAAGTCATGTGATGAGGAGACACCGTCGAGTTGTGTTTAATATTATACACAACTCGTGGTGTCAGTGTCACTTATATACTTGACTTAACTCCGATAAGTCCGTTAACTCCGATGGAGATAACTATAAATACTGACA